GCGGTCCCTTAACATTACCCAAGTTATCCTCTTCGCCGTCAGAATACTCCAGTTGTAGCTCTCCATTGTCATTCACCCACGCGGTATTGATACCACGACCGTCCGTACCATTTTTACCGGGAGCACCATCCGCGCCTGGCGCTCCGTCTTTGCCGTCCGTGCCAGGAATGCCCTGCGGCCCGGCTGCGCCATCTTGCACAGTGAAAGTCCTTGTGCTGTTATCACCGAATGTGACCGTATAGGTGTGTACACCGTTAGCCGCACTCTCTGTGATACCTGCGATCTGGCTCTTCATTGTATCTGCCAGGGCCTTGGTCAGAGCGGACAGTTCATCACTCTGTGATAGGGCTCTATCACTGTAAATAGGTGCGCTGGACACCACTTGCAACTGCGGAGAATACAGCACCGCACCATCTGCATCCTGTACACGGATATTGGCAGTATGCGTGTTTGCACACTCAGTAGCCGTCAGTTCGTGAATGATACGCCCGCCTTCCAGCCGACACTCACCTAACACTGGGCTATTATTGATCATCGAGTAATAAGCAGCTGTCACCTCTCCGGATTGCATATCAAGTGGAACTCCGCCCACATTCAGCGAAATGCACAGCTCTCTTGACGCCTGGTCTCCGCCGGTCACATATACCGTTTCCTGCAAACCGGGTCTGCACACATCAAGAGATATATACATCTGTACTTTGTTCATGTTCTCACCTCTCATTGAGTATAGCAAAAGGGGGGCGACTTTCGTCACCCCCCCGATTGCGGGTTATTTGCTTTTCAGCCAGGCGTTAGTACGCTTATAGATCTCGTCTGCCGTGTACAGTCCGGTGTTGTACATCTTCTGTCGAATATTTCGGCGGGTGGTTTCATCGCCCTTAATGTACTTATCCTTGTACGCAGCGGTAATGCGGCTCTTAATATAAGCACCGTCTTTGCCCGCTTTTCCGGCTTTCTCAAGCTGTGAGATAATGCTTTTCACTTTGCCGGAACTGGTATCCATAGCCTTGACCACATCGGAGCTGCTGTACGGTATGCCGGTCTTGTTGGTATGGCCCTTAGCCATCGTTGCCACTTCATCCATCGTGAAGTAGTCATCCGAAGCAATGGCCCGCACATTCGCCTCGTATGTATCAAACGCGCCAACCTTATAGGCTTCCGCAGCACGCAGCAGCCGTTCATCCGACTTGGCGAACTCTCGGCGTATGGCCTTGTCCACCATATCCTCGGCCTTGTCCTTGGTATAACCGTTCTTGACAGCCGTGTCTATCAGGTCTTGGCGCATACGCTTGGTGCCAGAGTTGTCATTCTTACTGATCGCCAGCGCCACATCGCTGTAATCATAGCGCGACTTCATATTGCCCTTAGGCTCATTGCTGGTGTCTACATGATCGCTCACATACTTCTCCAGCGCCTTGGCATCAAAGCCGGTGGCTACCACTTGGTCGAACTTTTCCTTGTACTCCGCCTTATACTCTTCTGTGCCGTCGTCATTCTCCTTGGCCGTGACCAATGCCTTGGCGGCGGACTCAATACCATCTACTGCCTTAACAGCGATCTCGTCACTAAAGCCCAGCTTGATAATGTCTTGCAGCCGAGCATCAAAGCCGTCATAGTCACCCTCCAAATGAGCCTGCGCAGCCTTGCCGGCATTCTGATCATTGGCCTTGACCGCAGCCACCAGCATACGGTTAAAGGTCTCATCGTCTCCGGCCTCTCTCTGCATACGATCAACGGTCTCCTGATCGCCGGTAGATACAGCCTTATAGAGCTTTGCGGACTTGTCTGTATCCGGGAACATCTCAATGCCGAACTTCTCCAGCAGATCATCAATGAGCAGCTGGCCCTTCATCTCGTCATTAAACACTTCCTTGGTGCCGGTTGCGCCGGTGTGCATATCCAAGGTGGCCTTGTGGATCACATTGAATACAGATTGCACATCCCGGGCCACATTCTTGTATGGCAGACCGACAAAGGCGGACAAGGCGCCGGCCAAGCGGTTGATCTTCTGGGCAGTGCTGATGGTATCACTATCCATAGCCTGTACAGCGTCATACAAATCCGCAAACAGGTTCATATCTGCCCGGCTCACATCGTAGCCCTGAAAAATAGAGACTACATCTTTCAGCATCGGAATTTGTCCTGCCGGGTTCAAGTTGCTCCACATATTCGGCAGCAGCTGACCGAGGTACACTTCCAGGTAAGTCTTGTCGTCATCATCGTCTCGTGCTGCTGTAACGATAGACTGAAGAATAGCGTTGAGCGCCGCAGCTGCCACAAGCGATCCAACAACTCTTGCGCCATAGGACTTTGGGGCATTTCCGTTCTTCACCTGGTACACAGCGTCCACCAGCATGTTCAGAGAAGTGGTAGGCTCAGCCATGAAGGCCGTTGCCATCTTCATAGCGTTATCAGACGAACGCATCATACCAGATCTGGAAAATACAGAGTCATACACTTGGGTGCGGTCTACCACTTCAGAGAACCGTTCCCCGGCCTTCTGGTATGCAGCCTCACCGGTTAGGTGAAAATCTGTTTTGGCCTCGTGTACGCAGGCATTCCAGATATGTGCCCAGGTCAGTTCATCCGCCTTCTCCGGCAACGCAGACAGCACGCTGTCCCGGTAGTCGCTATCCGTAAACAGCGCTCCAAACTTTTGGCCAAATCCACGCGGCTTGTCTTCGTTGATCCAGTCCGTGGCCGTCTTTCCCATGCCGGTGTCAAAGTAGCCCATCTCCTTGACAATAGCCACCGGGGCGTACTTTTTCAACTGTGCATAATCCCGCTTACTAACAGTCGTGGCCACAAAATGCTTAGCCGGAATAACCGCCATCGCTCTGGCGATCGCAGACGGCTGCTGGATAGCCACAGAAGCAGACGCAAACACGGCGCCCTTCTTGAACAGGCTGATACCCTTGTTCACATACCGTGAGCCATTGTCCGGTCGCACACCGCCGTTCAGGTCTCGGATGAATTGCTCAATATACCGTTTGGACTCCGTGTCCATATAGCCACGCACCGCCTGCGACACCGTACCGTTTTCGCCCACCTGGGTGTGGTAGTTATACACCCGCTGGAAGTCCTCCAGCGGCAGTGTGAACGCATGATACAATGCCATATCATTTACATGATTGGCCCACACATCGTCAAAAGACGAAATGACCAGGGCATTGTTGGCGTGTACATTCAGCTGATTAGTGAAGCCGCTGTTCTTGATCTTGGCGTCACCGTTGGCCTTATCCTGAATATACTGCACATAATCACCGGCGGAACGCATGGGGATATAGTCGCTGTCCGTAAACAGGTCCATATCGTACATCACCCGAGATACCTCGTTGCCCTTAGCGCCCATTGTATCCGCCAAATAGCGCTGCATATCCTGGGCGTAGGCTTTCTGCTCCTTGGTGAGCATATCGGTGGCCTTGGCAATGTCTTCTATGGTCAGCGGGTGCGCCGTGTTGTCCGTCAGCTCCACAATGCGCTTGCCACGCTTGGAGCGGGTAGATACCTTGTCAAACACCATACCGCCCTGGGTCAAGTGCTGCATTGCCGGTTCGCGCCGACTGAGCGCATACAAATAGAGCAGCTGCTGCAAATTGAATTTCAGCTTTTCGCCGTACTGGGTCTCCAAAGTAAAGGTCCTTTTTTGGTTCCAGTTGTAGGCATGGTACTTCTCTTTCAATCGCTGAGAATACTGCCGCGCATCGTAGCAATCCCGGGCCCAGGTGTCCTGACCACCGCGCAAGTTGTGGTATAGCTTCTCCAGCGTAGGCGAGCCTTGCATTCTGAAGAAATACTCCGGCTTCAATGCGTTGTAGCCAAAGCCCTTCATAAACTCGATACGCTCGTTGGTCTTCTTACCATTGGGATCCTTTTTGCTGCCCTTCAGTTCATGAATGATCTGCTGGCCCTGGCTCTCCACCGTAGCAGTTTTCTCTGCCTTGAATAGGCGGTTGCTGTTGGTAACAGCCTTTTTGACCGACCGGATCAGCTGATAGGTTTTTTCCAGCTCATCAGCGGTCATGTCGTTAATGGACTTGTCGCCAATGCTCTCCTTTAACTGGAGGATTTGTCCCTTAAACAGATTGTTGTAGTCCTCCACCAGAGTGGCATACTCGGTCTTTTGGCTATCATTGCCTTCTATTTTGTCGAAGCCGTCCCGCACCTTATTCAGATAGCCGTCCAGCCTCTCCCCGGCTTTGCCGTCCAGTACCACAGCCCGACCCAGTTCTTTCACGCTGTCCAGAAGTCCATTTGGCACCCGGCGCTCTTTGCCGCCGTTTGCCGCCAGGCTCATCAAGTCCAGTATCTGCTTCTTGATTTTGTTCTTCTGCACCGTCTTGCGCCGCTTTTCCACATCGCGGTGCCGCCGTTCTGCGTATAGCTGCCGCTGGGCTTTCAGCTGATCGGCGTACTGGGTGCGCATATCTGCTTTGTCCTGCCGACTCTTGGATTGTACCGCCTTCAGCTTCTCTTCATACCGCTGGCGGTAATCATCCTTAACGGACTGGAGCCGCTTGCGGTATTTGTTTTGCATCGCAGTAAAGCGATCGTTCTGTCGCTGGGCATAGGTCTTGTACTCCGGAGTGTCCATGTACAAATCGAAAATATCATAGGCCACGGTAGTGGCAGCATCGTCCATGTCCATGCCGTCATAAGAATAATAAGAATCCTTCAACTCCTCCACGATCTCCAGCAGTCGCTCCGGCATGTTCTGGCTGTTCTCCTCAGCATCAAAAGTGCCCGGGTACAGTTCAGCCAGCTCCTGCCAAGCGCTATCCAAAGACTGTCCATTCTTAGCCAGATTGACCGCGCCAAACAGTCGTTTGCGGTAGTTGCCGTACCGATCATGGTGGTAAGCCGTCTCTGCCTTTTGCTCATCGGACAGCGTGATTGCCATACCCCGCAGCGTGTCCAAAACTTCTTGTGCATACTCGTCACGCACCGTGTGTTCCGGGGTGCTGTCCAGCAGCTCATGGGCAATTTCTTTTGCCTGGTCCATGACAGACGAAAAGGTCACATCATCGTTGTTGCCGATATAGTCAAACAGCCCTTTCAGCTGCACCATCAAGCGGGGAGTGTCCATCTTGCTGCCGGTAGACTTCTTCAGCTGTCGAGCCACACGCTGTACCTGGGTTTGGGAAGTATGGTGCCCGGTCTCCAGCTCCTGACCGTCAAACACCTGGCGCAGGGTAATGTTCATCTCGTCCAACCGCTTGTCATCCCGCAGCAGAGAGGTACGCCCGGTGTCGTCAATGCTCTTGGACTTGCGGCTGTCCGTCAGTTCTCCTGCAGCTCGTGTATCTTGTCCAGCAGTTCGCTCTCTGACGGATTTGTTGAGAGTATTTGTTCCATTTTCAACACTGCCTCGTCCGATGACATGAAATCGTTTGCTTCGATTATTGTACCCGGCGAGTAGGTATGCAGTACCTTCAACGCGAGATCTGAGTATAGATTCATATACTTGCTGGTTATCATAGTGTAACTCCTTTACATCGTTGATATATCTTGCTATGTTATGACACTGTGAAGCAACATCGTCCTCCACATTTGGGTCAATCCTACCAATGGCGTACACATCACGGATAACAGGCCCATCTTCCATATCATCATAGACCACATATTTGTACTGGTACTTGGAGTCGTTCTCACACTCCACCAGTATAGAGTTGTCACTAATGCGCAGTCCGGCGTCTTCACCTGTCTGCAACGCTCTGTTATACTTTTTCTTTTCAGCACCGGTCAGAGCATTATCAAACCCAACCCGCTTTGAGTACCGAATATCCGGACTGTCGGTAGGATTGCCATTGGTAACCTCTTTGATCTGATTGGAGTAGAACGGAATCGCAACGGTGTGCTGATCGCCGCCGTTTTTGCCGCCCTGATCTACAATGCCGTCATAGCCGCTGTCCTTCAAGAAGTCTGTGACTACATCCGGCACCGTGGTCCAAGCATGGGTTGTGCCGTTATCCAAATCGTCCTGCAACCGCTCCAGCCAATCCTCAATAGGAATGCCGTTCTTATCCCACATATCCGCCTGAGCATTGTCTGTGTCGTACCGGCTCATGTCTGCATCGTCCACATACGACTGCAAATCATCAATAAAGGACTGATCCAGCTTGCCGGTATTGTACGGATTGGTAATATTCAGATAAGCCTGATACACCTTTTCTTCCCGGTAGTCCGGGTCGTTGTACTGGGCCTGATCAATACCCACCGCTTTTAGCACATCCAAGAAACGGCTTTCTTCGTTCCAAAGATTTCCATCACCAAGCCACATGTCTACCAGTACGGACAGCGCATTGCCCTTGGCACGGTGCAGCTCGTAGTCGCTAAAGCTACCAATGCCTATTTGATTGCCGGGCTTCAAGACAATGTTATCGTTGTCGTCCAGCGTGACCTGCTTGATCTTCTCGGTCATTGCTTTCTTTTCAGCTGCGGTCAAGGTGTTCCAGTATTCTGTAACCGGCTTGCCGTTTACCTGAAACTGGGTCTCGTAGCTGTCATAATCGCTATCGTAGGCGAGAGAAGTATCTGCTTTGTCCCTGCTGTAATTTGTGGCAATATCCGGATCGTCCGTAAAATACGCCATTGGCCCGGAGGTTGCCCGCTTGGGGTCAAACACATAACCTACCCGGTCCGCTCTGGCAGTACCGTGGTAGAACGGTTTGATCTTACCGTCCTCGTCCCGCAGCTCCGGCGCCACATGCTTATACCGCCGCTGCTGCGCCTCCGTCAGTTCGTTGCCTTGACTGTCCACTTCCAAGGAATGCCTGGTGTTGTTTTTGCCGTTCTGTGCATTTTTTTGCCCATTCTGCATAGAATGAGTATTGACATCAGGTCCATTTTGTGTTACCTTGTTGTCAGACGCAATCCCTTGCTTAAAAGGCTTCCTGCTATTTGCATAGCCTTGAGGGGTTGCGTTTTTTATTTTCACATCTGCCTTCCGCATATCCACGATATCATAGAACACCATCGCGTTCTGTGTGGTTATGCCAATAATCACATCAGCGGTATATCCGTTTTCACCAACCTTAAGGAGCACATCAGAATGTGCAAACTGCTTGAAGCTATCATTTCGGCTGTGCTTCAAGTCTTCAATCTTTTTGTTTTTGCCGGATTTCAGGATCTCATCCAAATTCTGTGCGGATAGCAGTTTATCTTTGTAGGCTGTCTTTTCCTTTGCTTTAAGGTACTGAGAATATTTTGAATTCAAAAACTCATTTTTGCTAATGGCATTTACTTTGACTACGCCACCCCACAAATCTACGCCTGATTTATATTCAGACAAAATATTTTTGATTTTTGTCGCCCACCGCGACTTGGACACGCCAGCCAGTACATCATTATCAATAACGACACACGGTTCGCCGTCTTCTGTAATTTCAATAGAATGGCGAATTTCGGACTGACTATTTTCTGCTTCACCGCCATGCTTACCTTCTAACATTCTTTGGCGGTTGTCAATGGCATTGTCCAGCGCGTTAAAGAAGTCGTCCAGCACCGGCACCTGCTGCGCCGCCTTTTGACCGGCTCGTGCAGTGGTATTCAGTGTACCCTGTCCCTCAATTACGCTGCGCACAGCGTCCAGCAGCTTTGTAAAGAAGTCCTTGATCTTTTCGATAACGGACTTCTTTTCTTTTTGGGTCAGGTCTGTATCTTCCGCCAGCCACTTGGCGAACTTCTCGCCGCCCTCCTGCGTGCTGGCTTCACCACTGATGAAGTCAAAGATCATCTCGCTGACGGCATCTTCAATAGAATACTGCTTGCCGTTCTCGCTGTACCCATCTACATACTTCTGCAGCAGGTCAATCTTGTCATCGTGCGCATAATCGCCGGTTGCCAGCATATACTCCACGATGGGCCGGCAGGCGTCCAGCATTTCCGCCGTGTTGTAGGCGTGGGTGTACTCGCCCAGCTCGTGCATAAGGGTGGCGTAGATATGCCCGCTGTCCGGGTTCAGCACCACCTTGCCGTTGGCAGGATCAATATAGCCGTTATCGTTGCTTTCCAGGCTGCCGTCCAGCACAATATCCAGCTTGGTCTTGGCCGCCACACGATCCAGGACTTCCTTTTCCTGCGGGGTAACCGTAGCTTCTCCGGTCAGTGTTACAACGCCGCCCTGGTTCTTATTTGCTTGGGTAACGGCGGTCTTGGTGGTGCCGATCTCCTTAGACTGCTCCTGACCGCTCAGGAACAACTCATTGGCAGCACCACGGTCCATAATCCCCATTTCAATCGGTGCAGACAGTGTATTGGCTGCCTGGTCAAATGTAATCTTGCCTGACGCACCGGCGTTGTAAAAGCTCTCCGCCGCGTGCAGATAGGAATAAGGGTTGACCTTGCTGTCGTAATTTTTCACCAGTGCATAAGCGCCCAGGGAACCAAACTTGGCAGCGCTCTTGTAAACCGCCTTGGTGTTGGGGTTGTTGAACTGCAAATAATCCGTAGTGGTCTTTGTACCGTCTTGCAGCTCGACCACGATATGGCCGTCCTGGACCTTAAGAACGCCTTTCACCTGGCTCTCCGGCACAGGCTCTGCCCGCTGCAAATCCACCGGCGTGGCAGCTTCAGTGACCAGCGCATTATAACTCGTGTCCGCAGAGCCGTGCTCAGTCTCTCTCTGTTCGGCAGGTTCTTGTTCTAAGCGTTCCTGCTCCAACTGGGCAATTTTAGCCTCAGTGATACCACCATAGGTGTCCTTGAACTCATTATACCCTTTTGCTTTTGGGTTTACAAGCAGTTCATTCATATATGCAGCAGAAGAACCGCCACGCAGCATTTCATAGGCCATACTGCGGGTAGTGGATTGTGCCCAGTCAGTGCTATTGTCCCGCAGCTCGGCGTACAGGGCCTTTGTGGTCTTGTCCCCTTTAATCTTCCCTTCGCCGTCAAAATAGCTGCTCACAAAGCGGCTGGTGGCCTTGTCCACATTCTTAACGCCGCTGTCTTGCAGCCGTTGGCGCACAGCGTCCTCCAGCACGGTCTTTTGAGCCTGCGTAGTCGCAGCATCATCGCTGGTCTGCATTTCCATAGCCAGCTTGCCCAGCTGCCGCTTGGATATAGTTTTGCCGCTATCCTCTGCATCAGCCAGCTCGGCGGCAATGCGATACAGCTTAGAATTCTTATCTGCTGTCAGCCCGGCGTCAATCAACTCTCCAGTATTCCCGCTGCGGCGCAAATCTTTTCCGTATTGAGAATACTCATGCTGAATCTTGGCGCCCTCAATTGAATTCATTGTAGACACCGCACCACCAAGAGCACCACCGGAAATAGCGCCGCCCAAAAAGGACTCACCGATTTGCATTCCAAAGTTCGCCGCCACTTTCTTTGCGGCTTCCTTCTTGCTAAAGCCTTTTTTATTAACAAGATATTGATATTGTTGTGCCAAGCCTGCATCTCGTCCATTGATAATAAAATCGGAAGCCGCATTGGCCAGATCGTTAAAGAATTCTTCTGAACCCTCGGTAAAACTTTGCTTCGCAACATCTATCAGTTGATTGACAAACCCTGTCTTTCCGCTGGCTTTCATTGCTTTCAGATTTTCAAGACTAAATTTTTCAAAAAAGGACTCTGCAATAGCTGCAGCCGTTGCCGTGTACATAGCCTTGTCGGCAGAAAGGCCACGCTGTGTTGCATCTTTTGCTGTGCTTGCCGCTGCACCGGAACTCATGATAGCCAAAGATAGCGGCTCAGGCAAAGCGGCTAACGAGCCAAAATCACCAATAGAAAGTCCGGTCTGATATAGGAAACTTGCTGCTTTTGATGCAAATTCGCTATTTGTCTTGTCCAACACTTTGTTCTGGATGTTTTCGGAATTCTTATCTGCAATGGCGTCTCGCAGATTTGTGGCCCCAAAGGCACCAGTGTTGGTGTCAAGCGGCTTGTATTTGCCGGTAATTGCAGAACTCAGTCCCTCTTTTGCAATCTGCGGGAGGACACTTGTCTGAGCGGAGTTAAGCGCTACATACGCAGCCGATGACGCTACCGGGTGTTTATCTGAGAAGTCAGCCATCTGTTCACTCAACTTCTGTGTTTCTATCTCGTTTCGTTTTCTGGAATATGTATCAATCAGACTTTCAGCGTCATAGCCATTACTTTGTAACTGCTTTACCGCAGCCTGGTAATCATTATATGCGGTTTGGTAGTCTTTCTGATACTGTTGCAAGCCCTGAAACGCAGAAGTATTACCAGGCTGCATTGCCAGCGCTTGAGTATTGTCAATATTTGATTGTGCAGTTTCCGCATTAGACTTAGCCTTGGCGGCCGCAGCAACAACGGCTGCAACATCTGCATTGCTGTTCAGCAACTTTAAATTGCTCTCTTGACTATACTCCCACTCGTTCTTTTTCTGGTCTTTGAGAACAGACTTAAATAAATGTTTAGCGTCTTTGTTTTCTCCTGTGTCCTGTCCTTTCTTTTTTGCTTCTTTCTCTGCCTCTTTTAGAGCCTTGAGTTTTTCGTTCACAGCATCGTAACGACTATCCGCCTGCTGGTGCTCTGCTTTAGCAGAACTGTACTCATCTGTACCCAAACTGGCAAACTGTTTTACTGCCGTAGCGAAACGATCCTTGCGCGCCTGACTTCTTTGTGCGCGCAAATATGACTGACTCGCATCGTATCCAGCGGCATTCACTCTTGCCTCAGCGATTTGGTACAGTTTCGGTACATCAAAATCGTCAACAGCCTTCAACGCAGCAGATGAAGCTCTCCAGTTGGCATTTTTAGCCTGGTCACTCTCCTGAGCACCAGTAACAGCAGCTTTTTTCACCACATCTCGATTGATATAATCAGAACGGCGTACACCCTCACGCTTGTCCTTTTCCTTTACAGATTTCTGTAAGTCTGCCCAATATCCCATTTGAAACTCTCCTTTGTACTATTTCTTCTTAGGCGTTATCCCATAATTTCGACACAATGTATTGTATTGAGATTTAGATATATGGCCCTCAAAATATGCATCCTCGATCGCTTCCGCTTTACCCTGCTGGCTACGATTCATGCCAACGGTTCTAACAAAGCCATCCATTTGCCGTTCCGTCCATCTTTCCCCTCTATTCTCATATCTTGAATGTCCAAATTTTTCTTCCCATGATGACTTCACATTAGAAGATGCATACCCATTGCCTTTTGATTTTCCGTACCCGGTTCCGTAGCCACCGCGTCCACTGGATCTGGAAGAGCGAGAAGAGCGTGCAGCCCTTGCGGCCTTTGCAGCCTTGGCAGCTTCCTCCTGCTGCCGTTTCCACTGCAGTACATCCAGCTGGTAATCCTGATCAGCCTTCCACTTGGAGAGCGCTCTGTCCGCCTTGCTCTCACCCAAGTTGCCCTCGTATTTAGCCATATCGCTAAGGAAGGACAGGTTATCACTGTATGCCTGGCTATCTACCGCACCGGTCTTTTCCACCGCTGCGTCCCACAGAGAGCGTGCATTCTGTAAAGCTTCCACCTTGTCCTGGTACTTTTGGTAATCAAACGCACCGGCCTCGTTGGCTCGCTGCCCACCGGCGGCTTTATTATCCATTTCCCCGGAGTGGATTTGGTTTGCCGTAGACAGTTTGGACAGCAAGTCCTCATTCTGACCGGCCAATCCGTTCATATAGCTCTGCTGGGCAGCAGGCACGGTGTAGTCCGTGTCATAGCCACCGGCCATATTCTCTTCTGCGTTAGTCTGCGTGTCCGCTGCTGCCAGCTTAGAAAGCGCCGCATAGTCTCTGGCATAATCGCCGAACACATCAGCGTTGCCGAAATTGGAAGACTGGGCACGGCGATTGAGAATATCATCCACCGCACCCTCTACCATCTTAGCGAATGTACCGTTACGGTAAGGTCCAATTGCGCTGAGTTTTTTGTCATAGTCGTTCCTGTTTTTCTGTGCATTCTTGGTTGCCGCAGACTGTTTCACCTTGCCAAGCGCTTTTCTGGTCTTAGAACTGTAACTCATCCAATTCCTCCTTACTTCTTGTTAAGAATTTTACGCTGCAGTTTGTTATTCCGATCGGCAATAGCCCTTTCCTGTTTGCGTGCCTGCTGGCTCTCGTTCAGGTTGCCGTAATACTGCTGTTGACCGGAGGCAAAGCTGCGATCATCGTTCCATTTCGTGTAACCGTTGGAATAGGAAGTATTGAACCGATTCGTGTTGTAATCCATCTTGTTATAGGCGTTGCCCACAGCGTCCTGATACCGTCCATACTGCTGCTGATTCACACTATCAAGAAGGTCATAGGCGTTCTGCTTGCCTTGCTGCTGTTGGTCATACTTTTGATATGCCAGGGATAAAAGCTGCGACTGTATATTAGACAGATTGTTCAGCTGTGCCTGGTTGGCAGCATTACCCGCCGTAGTCGCCGCAGAGGAGGCATAGCCACCTGTTGCTGACGCCATCTGGCCCATAGTGTCAAGCATATCATTACGGCCCTGCGCCTGGTACTGTGCCTTGTAGGCCTGGTATGCAGCGTCATTGTCTGCGTCATAAGAAAACTTTGACTTTAAGATGCCACCCAACATGTTTTGCAGCCGGGCGGTATAGTCCGTCAAGCCGTTTGCCTTGGCATACCCGCCATAGCCGCCGTTTAACAGAGAATTGTAGCCTTTGACACTGGCGTCCATGTCCTTCTTTTCCTTGGACTTCATCAGTGCTTTATAGTCCTTGGAATTGGTCCATCCGCCGCTATACTTATTGACTGTTTTTGTCCAGCTGCTTAGGTTCTTTTGCGCAGCCGTCTGTTTGGGCTTGCTTTTCTTCGGTTTGCTCTTTGCCATTTATCTGATCCCCCATATATACGATATTGTTCGTGCTGTGATCGTCACGCTGCCGCTTTTCACATTGGCAGAATAGCAGTTGTCGATCGTTACCTTATTTCCTGCATAGTCGCCGTCCACGGACCACACAGTAAAGCTGTTTGTTGCGCTAATGTTCGTATGCGATCCGCGAACGGCAGTGCAGCTACGGTCTCCGTCCAGAATAGGGCACAGGGCGTGCATCCAGCTATTGCTAAAGCGGATAAGCAGAAAGCGGTAGTTGTCCACGCTGTCATTCAGAGTGATCGTATCGCCAGCCTTTGCGGTACTCCCGCTGAACAGTAGAGCGGATGACCGACCGTCCCGGATCATCTCGTCCACCTGCTCCGTTTTCAGGCCTTTTGTACTCTGCTGATCACTGTCTCCGCCATTGGTTAATGACGCCAAAAAAGTCCGCGTCAGGTTTTGTTCATCCATGTTGTTCAGCGCATAGTTCAACTTATCTGCCATCTGGTTCAGGTACAGATACAGACGCTGTATCCGCTGACCATCCGTTACGCCGTCAGACGGCTTGCCAATGTTAAAAGTCATAAGTCACTCCCTAAAGTCATTGTGTTTGCAATACTGATCACCCGAACATCTCCGCAGCCTTCCAACCGCAGCGCATAGTGATCACAGGCTTGCGGAACGATATTCAATACTTCCGTCTTCGGTGTACCATTACCGGTCAACACACCCATTTGGATCCACTGCCCGCTGCTGTCGTACTGAATAAACGCTTTGAGCACAGCGCCCAGCGCAATCTTAGCCCGCAGGTTAATACGGCTGACGATCTTCTTATCCGGGTACGAAAAGTCTATGGCACCGGTCTCCGCGTACCATTCCACCTTGTCTTCCGTTTTGTACAGTTCCAGTCCGGACAAAGCGGTCTCGTTGTGTCGGCCAAGCTCATGGAAAATACAGTTCGGGTCCATTGCATAGACCGACCCGGTGTAATCCGTGATAAAGTGCAGATACCGCATTCCGTTCAGACGCACCCACAGGCCGGTATTCAGGTCATAGACAAAGGTCTCGTAGCCGCCGTCCGTCTCGTTCTTCATGGAAATATAATACTTGCCAAGGGAACTTCCGGCGTTGGCTTCTGTGTATCGTGTGTTACCCAGGGCAGCGGAAATGTTGGTCACCGTGCTGCCATCAAATACACACACGCCGTCCAGCGACTTATAGAATACTGCTCCATTCAGCACCGCCAATGAGCCGGAGCAGTCATTTTCAACGCCGCGATCTTCAATGGCAATGCGTTGGTATGCCGCCGGATAGCCGCCGTAAATGCCATAGATCTTATTCTGTTTGAAGAAGTACGGCATATCGTTTAAGGACACTGCGCCGGTAAACGGCTCGTCATCGCCCAGGGACAATGCGTAAGAGTCAGATGCTGTATTCTCGAAGCAATACCAGTTGGTCGGATCGCCCAGCTTGCTGGCGTAGATTTGGTTAATATGCTTACCTGCGGAATCTTTGCCGTACTTGCAGCCCCACACGCGGTTTTGTGCTACAGTGACAAAGTCAAATTCCGGAAGCACTTTTTCTATTCTGTTTGGACAGTGATATGTGGAATCAATAGCACGCAGAAGGCCCTTAACAATCAGCCGGCTGCCGTCATCGGCTACAGAATGTACATTCGCCCATTCGGTAACGAACACACTCTTGCCTGCAGACACCGAGAACTTGACCGTATCACCTGCCTTAACGGAAGTAAGTATATCGTCTTTGATATCTGTCGTGTCCACAAACACATAGGTCACCGGAACCGCGATCCAATCGTCTGCTGTGGCAGAATAAGCCTTGAACACAGGTGCATCATCGTTAGTGGTATCTACCCAGTATGCGTAGAACCAAGTATTTGAAAACAGCACATTATCGACTGCCACCCAAGCACCATCTTCATTTTTGTATAGCGTACCCTGACTAAATTTTTTAAGTCCGCTACCTGTTGTCCCGGTGGTATCCAGCCAATAGTCATTGCCTTTTGTGCCAGGGTCTTTATCCTGCCGCTTCCACGCGCTGGCAGCCGCAACCGTATTGAACTCGCCATTGCCTCGCACGGCCATTAGGTCACCGCTTGACCGCACAACATAAGTACCTACAGCAGCACCGGCAGGTTTTGCAGCACTATATATCAACCGCGTGTACGGAGCACCGTCCGCACTGCACATACCACAGCTGAAATAAGTGTCAGTCGTCTTGTCGAAGGCCAGCGGCAGCACACCCTTGTCCGGTTCTTCCGTGTCAAAATACAATCCGTATGGGAAGATTAGGATTTTCGTACCGAAGTTTAACAACTGCAATTTGCCGTCCACGGCTTGCAATTCAGACAGCTTTTCTCTGAAGCTATAATGACCTCCGCCATAGTACAAAACATCATTGAATGCTGCTGTGATCTGCTGATTTTTGATTAGGCAGCCAACATTCTTACCGGAAGCCGCCACATCAATGAATGTAAATGCTCGTGGATCACGTGTATTAAGCCAATCTACATCGTTCTGTGTATGGTTTAGGCTTTCCTGCTCTAACGCATCAATAATTTCTTTATCAGAAGCGTTCTGCTGTGTTTCGTCCTTGTAAATGGGTCTTTTTGCTTCCAATTCATGTTCCCTATAGATCGTATCGACCACTAAGACTTTATCCGTTTCGGTTTCCATCTTCACATTCTTGCCAAGCGCAAAAAAAACGCCATTATCAAAAGTGTGTTCGTCTGATCCAATATGAATACACACATCACCATACAGGGCAGCTTCAAATCCAACATACGAAACTGCATCATCGAAACCATACGGATCCGAACCATCTGGTCCTAATCTTACCGAAATTTTTTCTTTCAATGCCGCCTTAAAACGAATAAAGTAGCGAATGGTCATAACCCTCCAAACTACAATTTTCGGTTCCAAAGAGCTTCCTATTTCGTCCCCTGCTTTGCCATATTTGTGGACCTGAAACGCACTATTCACAATCGACATCCGATTGTACACACGCTCATCACCATCTAATGTATAAATTTCACCTACAACCTCGCCATCAAACTCCGGATACTTGTACCGGTTCATCGGTGCGCGGTTGGACAGCATAGGGTAATCGTCCAAGGTGATATTCTCGGTATTAAAGAACTCGCCAGCCTGCTGCACAACTCGGTGGTTATAGCCCAGGAATGTGGAGATCATCTCTCGGTTGTTACTCACATTGCTAAGCACTGGTCTTTGCATACTCGCACCTCCTAAAAGCGCAGCGGCACATTCTTGGCCGCGTGCGTGCGGTTGTACTGGTTACGAAATGAGGCCAGCATTGTATTGAATACAGAATTTACAGCGCTGTATCGGTTAAAATCACCGGTGTACAGCAGCATTTGGGACTGTAAGTAATGTATATAAAGTTCGTCATAGGGAGACGGCACAAGCAATTCCTGGGTATTCGGAGTTTTCTCCGTGTACCCGGCAAAGGCAGGTGCGCCCTCTCTGGCGTCCATAATTTCCAATTTGATTTGTTTATCAAGTCTATTCAGCCAGGCGATTTTTTCGTTCATCGAAAAGGTCGTGTTGGGGCACAGATTGTCCGCCTGGTTGACTGCTTCCGCAATCGTCATATTGTTGTTCCCTCCTCATAGTAAAAAGGGCAGACGGAATATTCCGTCCGCCCTTTGTCGGTTACATACCGGCTGCCTGTGCAGCCAGCTTTTGAATGAGCTTGGCATTCTGCATTTCCATGTCGATACGCTGATTGACGATAATTGCAATCGGCTCCGGCACCTCAACAGGAATTCCTCTTTCAATGAGAAAATCCCCAACGCCGCCTACGGAAGCGAACATGTGGGTTTCCCCATTAAGCATATCCATAGGAATTGTAACGGTTACCTTTTTCCACTTGGATGCAGTAGTCTCTTGTTTGTCTGCCATGATTAACTCTCCTTAAACAGTCGTAATGTTTGCTTCCACTGCTGGATCAGCACTCATATAGCTGCAGCTCTCGAATCTGATAATGGCGTAATCGTTCAGAAGGGTACAGCAATGTGTGGCCTTCCAACCTGTAGAACTACGCTGATTCAGCGGATCATCGCCATAGCCCAAAGGCTTAACGATATAATCCAAGCCCAAGCCTTCCAGTTCAGTAACGCCATAGGCATTGGCACCCAGGAACAGCGTACCATATACGGCCAGCTTAGAACCGGTAGTCTGCTTGTACACGGCAGCGTTAGAAGTCTCAATGAAGCGGCACTTGCCGATCTTACCGATCTCGCCCTCAAAGAGTGCTGTGGTATCTGCGTACTTGTGCATCTCTTCCCACTCGTTAGACAACATGATGTCCGTAGCAACATCCGGATGGATAATGCAAACATAATAGCCGTCAATGGTGGTGATATCCCGGCGCTTCAGTCGGTTCACCATCTTCTTTACATCAGCCACGGTCAGTTTGTCAGCCGCAGTCAGACTTTCTCGCGTGGTCTTGCCGCCAGCAAAGCACACGCTGCCGCAATTCTGCAGTACATTGCGGGTGACCACATCAATAGTGTTACCAGCCTGGTTACCCTGCTCCTTACAGTCCTCCACGATCACATTATCAAACGCGGTGGTCTGCAGCATATCGGTGTGTTTGATGTAGTCGCCGTACTGGCTTACATTGCCCTTGATAGAAGTAACGGTACGCTTAGTGCCTGTAGGCGTTACACCTTCCACCAGCGGCTGCGTTGCCGGGGGCAACTGGGAGAACTTACGCCACTCAATGGTTTTGCCAGAGCCCTTAGGAATATTGCGTTTTTGACCGAACTGCGTATGTACCATCTTAGGTGTTGCGTTCTCCAACAGCTCCTTGACATAGTATTCCTTGATTTCAGCCGCAAGGCCGGTGTCAGTCGTTGCAGCCATGTTGGCGGTGCCATCGAACAGCTGCAGGTTCATTTTCTTATTCATGTTTTCTCCGTTTCTGACAGAGGATCGGTTTTTACTTGCCGCTAAGGAATCGTTTGATATCCTCCGGCGTTTTCAATTCCCCTGTCGCAATTTTCTTGTTGATGAGTTGGTGCTGCTCTCTTGTCAAGGCAGCAATGTTGACAGAAGTCTTGACCGCAGGAGCGGTAGAAGATGCGTTCTCTTTTGGCACATGACCGCGTGAGCGGATCGTGTCCGCAGCGGCTTTCGCTGTACTCTGAGCGGCAAACTGCATTGCGCCACCGGTGAGCTCGGTAAGGTGGCGTGCTTCAAAGGCAGTCTTTAGCGTGATGCCGGGGCATTTTAACAGAGAGACAAACTCAGGATCTGCCAGTTCTGCATCCAAGTCAAATGCGTCCCCATACAAGGACTTGACCGCCTCGCTCTCGTCCAGCCACTGCTGGTACTGCTGTGCTGCTGCGTCCTGCCGTTCGCGTTCCTGCATTTCCTGGCGGAATGCAGCGTTTTCACGCTCCAGCTTGTGCATCTGCTTCAGTGACTCGATTGGCACACCCTTCTCAACTGACTCCTGCTCGTAAAAGCTGTTGTCGTCTTCCAGGGCCTGCATGAGTGCCTCCGGGTCCGTAGCGTCTGCGCCGTACTTTTCGCCCAGCATATCAAGCAGGGGCAACACCCTGTCATACTGTGCCTGTGCGGCTTCATCAGCACGGAACCGCTTTTGCATTGCAGCGTTGATGTGCTTTTGATACGCATTTTTGTACTTGTCCTTAATCAGAGCCTTAAACTCTTTGTCAAGGTCTTCCGCTGTGCTCTCATGAGCACCATCCTGCGTGGCGGGCGCAGTATTGTCTGCCGTATTGTTCTGCGTGGCGGGCGCACTGCCAGTGCCGTCTGCTGCACCGCCCTCGCCATCGAAAAGCTGCAGCAACATGGGCATTAATTTGTCTGTTCTCATAGGAACTCCTTTCTGTCCGTATCAGGTGGACGAACCCTTTACTCGCATAATAACAAAAGAGGGGGCGATCATGTCACCCCCCCTTTCAGCTTATTTGGATATGCCCCGGATAGCTCTCGGCCAGTATTTCCATCCCGCACCGAAAAAAGGTAAACATTGCCGGCACCGTACTCTCATTTGCCATCGGTGCGCAACGAATACACACATTTCCCGGAGAAATCTTGATCTGTGGTTCACACAGTAGAGCACCAGCTACATACGCCCTACGCACGACTTCCGCCAGTGTGCAGGTAAGGGCAGAAATAGCAGCGCATACAAGGTCATGATCCTGTTCGTTGCGTGGCGCATCGGCGTGGCCTTTCAGTTCTACGAAGCAAGAGCCAATATGTACCGTAGTCATTATTCCGGACTGGTGCTTGTGGCCACTCTCTTGCGTGCCTGCGTTGCAAGAGAATTGTCCTGGTATTTGTCCGTATTTCCAAGACTGTCGCTGGCGGTCGGCGTTACATCTACCGACTGCGTGTCTGTCACCGCCGCACCGCTCATTGCACCCGGTGTCATATCCTGACCACTCATCAGATCTTGACCAGTCAACTGCTTGATGATCTCATTGCTGGTGTTCAGTGCCTGTGTCATTTGCTGAATCGTGTTCCACATCGTACCGTTTGCCTGGACCCGCTGCACTATGCGGTCTTTGTGGTTAATATCCATCATATCCAGAAGTGCCAGTGCCTGATCTGCGTTCTGCGGGTTCAACACGCCCAGGTTGTACATCTGCACTGCCAGCTCATTTTGAGCCAGTTTACTGTAAGGGCTGGCCTTGCTGGCCGATACATCTACATCGAAGTTGGGCATTTGGTAATACTCATCGTCCGGAAACAGCGTTTCAATACGCCGCTCCTGCATATTCTGATTGGAGAAGGTCTCAAACGATACAGATCCATCCGCGCCGGTAATACGGAACACACGAGGCATATCGTAGAACTGCCGAATACGCTCGATCACCATCAAGATGATCTCCTTGTATGCCCGGTATGTACCCTTGATTTGCCAGCGTGAAGTCTTGCTCCCGGCTTCCTGCATAGCGCTGATTGCACTGGCTGCCGTTACCCCGCTGCTTGTACCGCCGCTGGACACATCACGGTTGCCGCTGGTCTCCTTCATCTCGTCAATCTTGTGCATGAGCACATTATATGCGTTGCCGTCTATGCCATTGATCACGATTGGCGCATAGGTGTCCTGGCCCACATTGTTACCCACCTTAATGAAATGCTTGGAAGTATCCGCGAAGTCGTCTTCGTTGATCTCGCCATCGTCACGCACCAAATAGCGCGGCACAGAGCTCCAGATCGCGTTTTCCAACATCGCCTGGGACAGTTTGTCAATATATTCCTGCGGCTCCTTACAGAGGTCCACATAGCCATATCCGGCAGGACTTCCGGCCACACGGAACAGCGGGTCAAACACAAAGGGATATTTGCCGTCAATATACAGTCCGGTATCCTTCCGTTCTGGGTCATTCTCAGTTGCATACAGCACTACACCGTTGCAGAACTTCACATAGTGCACCACATTCTTGCCATCCACATTCACCTTGTAGTACCAGTCTACCACCTGACTGCGATTGCTCTTGTCCACCGTATCATCAAACTGGTACTCTGTTTGTATCACACTGTGCATAGAGGATAATCGGTCCTTCAGCTGCGGATACTGAGACACCAGTACATCGTTATTGGCAGAAGTGACATGGAACAGATTGGCCGAGTCTTGGATATTCTCAATCCCAGGCTCCCAAGCAAAATTCAGGATATCGCACTTTTTAACGCTCACATCGCCCAAGCCATTCAGCTTGTCCTGATCCCACACCACAGCGTATATGCCTGTACCGTTCAGGACCTTGGAGTGCACTGCCTGGTCAAACTCCTGTTCAAAGCCGTTCTCATCCAGCACCACCGGCACCACGGCAGATAACTGCTTAGCTGTCTCCTTGTCACCCTCTTCCTGCGGCAGAATATTGGGCTCAGGGAAATTGTCCATATAGTCAGCGACCTTGTTATCCACGCAGGAATGCAGCCATGCAGACGCCGGCTTAATGCGCTTGTCACCCTCTTTGCCGTGATCCGACTTGAAGTTGCCCCAATGTCGCAGCTTCCACCAGTTTTGGTTGGCCACCACTCGGGCATCTACGGACGCCTTACCAGCCATGTACTTATTCAGCAGCTCCATAGCCCGCTGCACATCTTCTTCTGTAATGGTGTGCAGTTCTTCCTCTTCCGGCTCCTCGGCTGACATTTCGTCCACCAGCTGCTGCGCCTGTTCGATCGGGTCATCAGCAGCGGGCGCTACGGTATCTTCCGGCTTCTTTTGCGGTTCCGTCTGCCCCTGGGCGTGCTGCATAAATTCTTCCTTACTCGGCTTTTTCTTTTGCTTAGCCATAATCAATATCCTTTCTTCATTTGATCCAGAGGATCGTCTGCCAGCGCTCTGGCCGGTTTCTTCCGCCTGGGCGGTATCTTCTGCAACATGGAGAAATAACGGAACTCATCCATTGCGTGGTCCTCAAGTTCCGTATTCAAGTCCTCCACCTTGTGTTCGTCATACATCATCATAGGGATGGTCCGGATGAAGTCCTTACAATTCTTGAACACATACATCATCGGGTACCCACGCTCATCAAACATCAGCCTGTAATGGCACTGCATCCACCCGGCTATGCGGGTGTTATCGCCGCGCTCAAAGTACACACCGTGTCTGTTTGCCGTCTCCGCAATTGAATACCCATCATCCTTGGCGAAGATAGCAGGGTCTGCTACGCCGGTAATATGCCGGCCCGCCAGCAGCGGGTCATGCGTTTCTATCTCTCTGATCTTCTGGAATACGATATCCGCCGGCAGTTTCAGTCCCTCGTTCGGTGAAGTGCAGCCGTACCATTCCTTAATGCGGTACACCACACCATCATATCCCTGAGCCCACCAGCCGCAAGAAAATGGCTTGCTGTACCCCCAGTCGAACGAGCGATACACCTTCCAGTCGGCAGGAATATCAAACGGATCTATCACATGGGTCCACCTACGGTCTGTATAGTGGTCCGGGTTATTCCGCCATTCCTCGAAGAACTGGCCAGAGAACACATTCCAGTCACCATACCGCCATGCCTGGCGTACCTTGGCAGGCAGCGCGTCCAACTGCTGAAGGTACTTTGGGCTGTTATCAAGCAGTATTTGATTGTCTGTCACCAGGGATTGTATGAACGAATAATCCTCCGGGTTCTCATTCTCATCGTACACCCGATCAATGAATAGTCGCTTGACCCACTGGTGACCAACACCACCAGGGTTGCAGGTAAGGTACATTCTTTTGGGATGGCTATTTGTACCACGCACACAAGCCCACAAAGTCTTGAACATATCCTCCGTGAACTGCGTGGCCTCATCCAGGTACATGATATCGCACTCCGTGCCTTGGAAGCGTCCCAGGTCCTTCTCTCGCTCCAAATAGCGAAACAATATGCGACTGCCATTAGGGAATGTGATCGTCTTCTTACTGTCGTTGTACACGGCCAGACGCCGGTGCCTATCCGGATGATAGCATTGCAACGCCCTGGTCAGTGGCACGATATGATTTTCCGTCAGCTCGGGATAAGTCTTGCGCACAATAATTTGCGTAATACCCGGGCAGGCGTAGCTCATCACCTTAGCCTTGCAGTCCACTACCCAGCTTTTGCCACCACCTCTGGCACCACCAAAGGCAACAACATTGTGGGTGTCTGTCAGGAACTCCACCTGCTTAGGCTGTGGCGTGCCCAGGTCCAACACTTCACTTGGCATACTTTTTCACCTCGTCTGACAACACCACCTGCACCTCTGGTACGCCTGCAGCTACGCTGTCGCTTTGGCTCTTCAGGTGCTCTATGCGCGCCTGCTGCTCCTGTCTGTCCAGATCGTCACGCACATTCAGAAGATCCTTTACATCCTTCAAGCTGGAAGCAATCTGTTTGGCGCCGGCACGGTCCACAGCCACACCTGGCACACGCACCACCTTGTACTCGCCGTCTTGATGCTCCACGGAGCACATTTCATTCAGCTCCTTTATGGCTTGGTCCAACTTATCCATAAGATCGTCCGCAAGGCAGTGCAGCCGCTCAACGCGCTTTACTTCCTGCTCCACAGACATGTCCATATATTTTTGTTCCACTTTGGCCCGGTAGTCGTTCCTCTGTTCCGTCCACTTCTCGTTAGCTGCCCTCTTACGCAGCGTGGACTGTGAACAGCTGTACTCGTCTGCCAGGGTCCGCAGGCTCTTACTGCCGGAGACATATTCACGCCTCACCCTATTCCAGTCCACTTGATCACCTCACTATGATTTAGCATAACAAAAAGAGGGTGACTTTCGTCACCCCCCCGATGATACCATTGCTATGCGTCATCGTGCAGCTGTGCCAGCGGACAGCCTTTCCAGCAGTAAGAGGTGCAGAATGACCGCATGTGTTCATCTTTTTTGACCTTAGACCGGAATACCACACGCAGCCCGGAACTATCATACACTGCCGGTGCACAGTTGATCTGTACCGTCTCCTGGCTGTCATAGTAAGGACAGATAACCTTGGCATCTCCGTAGCTCTTCTGCTTTGACTTTGACATTGGGTGCCTCCTTAGCGACCTGTACTCCCGAACCCGCCATTTCCGCGTTCGGTGTCCGCCAACTTGTCCACCAGCACCAGATCCGGAGTGTCGATATTGACCACCACCAGCTGGCTGATCTTGTCCCCACGGCATACAGAATAATCCATACCGCTGTGGTTGTACAGCTTGACGGCAATACTTCCGGTGTAGCCCACATCAATCACACCCTCACTGGTGATTCCGTATTTCACATTCAGTCCACTCTTTGACTTCAAAAAGCCTGCGGTATTTGGTGTCAACTCAATATGTATCCCGGTGTCAATGGTCACCGCTCCATGTGCAGGAATTACCGTGTCCACCGGTGATAGCAGATCAAGCCCTGCGTCCGTGTCGTGCGCTCGTACAGGCATTAACGCCTGTTTGTCCAGTTGAATGTTCATTCGT